TGTGAAGGCTGAACCAGCAGAGAAAAAAGAATATGTTGTTTACAAAAAGAAACAATGGGATTCATCTACAGGCGAAGCATTAGCAGATAGTGAGGTTGAATATTCCCTGGAACAGTTAGAAGCAGAAAAGGCTGGATATGATAAAGCTATGGCAGATGCAAAGGCTAAATCAGATGCTATGGTAGATGTAATTGCTGATTTCAAAAAACTTTAATTAATAACAAGTAGGAGTTACAAGTGGCAAAAAAGAAAGAAGAGCCTAAAGTAAACATACTCGGCAAAGAGTACACACAAAAAGACATAGATGCTATGTCACCAGAAGCAAAAGCAATGCTTTCACACAGGCAGGATTTACTCAACAAAATTGAGAGAGCGAATTTTAATTTAGTTCAAATGCAATTTGGATTAAAAGCTTTTGAAGATGGATTACGAGAACAGGGTTTAGGTGAAGAACCAGATCAAGAAACTAAATAACGGGGATTTTATCGTACTACATGAAAATACTAACACTTCTTATGATATTCCTGTGGTTTACAGGCTGCGGAAATCAAGGATGGATAATAGCAAATATGCCTCTCGATCAAGAGCAAAATACGAATACAGTATTCATCGAGATAGTTGATTCGGATAGTGTTATTCATTGGTATCACGGTAAACTCTTTGAGCAGTCAAATTACTGCTATAAACATGAAAGTTTTGAGGATATAAAAATAAAATAATGGATACTACCGCATTAATAGAAGCCTATGGAGAATTAGGCGCGCTGGGTATGCTTGCAATTTTACTTTCGCTAATGATCAATTCATTGCTAAAAGAAAATCGCTCTCAAACTGAACATATTGATGAGATTCAACAAGACCTTTCAAGCATGAAGTCAGAGCTAAGCAATACAATGAATATTTGTGTAAAGCTCATTGATTCTATTAACGGATTTAAAGTGAATGTAAATGACAAGCTAGATCGTAGGCATGAATCATTAATGAAGGAGGTAGATGATCTATCGGATAAGATTAGTTATATGTCTGGAAGAATTAATGGAGGTAAACATTAATGGATAGTTTAAAAGTATCTTCTATATCCTTTGCCAACTATGGCGTATATCTCGCAGAAATAAACCTCATATTACAATGTGTAGTAGCAGTAATGAGCATTGTATATCTCACTTATAAAATTAAAAAGATTAAAAATGACTGAAGCAGAAAAGAAAAAGCTAAAACGATTTGGGTTAACCAAACTGAATAAACCAAAGCGTACACCTAAACATCCAAAGAAAAAAGGTATTGTTGCTACAAGAGTGAACGGTAAAGTAAAAGTAATCAGGTTTGGTGATCAGAATATGGGTCATAATTACAGTGCAGAAGCTCGCAAAAGTTTTAAATCTCGCCATGCTAAAAACATTAAGAAGGGTAGGAGTTCTGCTGCATTTTGGGCAGACAAGTTTTTCTGGAGCAAAGGTGGGTCAAAGAAAAGACCGCCTAAATCACAAAAGATAGTAAAAGGAATAAGAAGAAAATAAAAGGAGTTTAATATGCCAATGGGTAAAGGAATGTATGGGTCTAAAAAAAGACGATCAAAAACAAAATCAATGAAAGCACCAAAAAGTGTTAAAGGTGTATCTATGATTGGATTAACTGCAAGAAGTGCAAATGCAATGAAACGACATTCTAAACATCATACAGCAAAGCATATAAAAATGATGGCAACTGCTATGCGAAAAGGTAAAAGTTTTGGTCAGGCTCACAAAATGGCACAGAAAAAAGTCGGAAAATAGTGGCTACTGCAAAAAAAAGAGATCCTGCCAAATGGGCAAGAGCTAAAGCAAAAGCGAAAGCTAAAATGGGTGGTAAACACTCTGCTAGAGCTATGCAGCTTGCAGTTAAATATTATAAACAAATGGGTGGTAGATACTCAGGTAAAAAAACATCAAAAAATAAATTAACAAAATGGTCTAAACAAAAGTGGGATTATGTTACCAAAGGAGATGCAAAGAAACCAAAAAAGAAGCGTGGTCGTTACTTACCTAAATCAGTTAGGAAAAGTCTCAGTGCCAGTCAAAAAGCAGCTACGAATAGACGAAAAAGAGCTGCATCAGCAAAAGGCAAACCACGAGCTAAATACACAAAACGAATCGCAAGAAAAGTAAGGAGGGCAAAATAATGCCATATCATAAGAAGAAAAAGATGAAAACCAAAAAGGTTGGAACTACGAAAAAGAAAAAGATGAAAAGAGGAAGAAAGAGCTATGGATATTAAAGGGATTGTAACTGATCAATTAAAAGATCAGGCAAAATCAAACCTTCCTGTTATTCAATCAAAGTTAAATGAAATTGTCGTTGGAAAAATTCAATCTAAAGACTTTGAAAAGAAATGGGCAACTGTAGTCAACAAAAAAATAAATCTTCCAGGGATTTCCGAGAAAGCAGAACAAGTCATTTTTGAAAAGATGATTGATAAAGGAACAGATCTGGTAGCGGGAGTGATGCAGGAAATATTGGAAGAAGCTGTTGAGGAAGCTCTAGAGCAGTTATAGTCGAGATTGTCCTAGTCTGTATATTAACTTTTTGCAATGAGTAAATATGCTTTATACGGATTAGGACTCATCGCCATTCTATACTTGGTTTACAACCGAGGCACTACTACTAAAAAAATTACTTACAGAGAAGAAACCATAGATTATGTCTATGTACATGAATATAAGGTAACACGATATGCACGCAAGAAAACAGAAACAGATCAGGGAGCTTATAGCGGTAGTTTTAAAGAAAATAAATATGTACTCCCTAGAAGCGGAGAATTTGATATTTGGGACTGGTCTGGTAGAGAGTAATTACGACTATTTAAAACAATGGAATGATGGAGTCGCTCGCAGTTGGTGGCAGATAGAACCAGGAATGACTGGTGCTATGGATACGATTGTTAACTACCTTGATTATAGAAAGAATTTACTAGGTAAATGTGCAAGAGCTGCAAAGGTAGCACCTTTTACTTTTAGTGTAGGCGTTGAGGAAGAAGATGTAAGAGATTTACTAGAAACCAATATCGCATACGCTATAATTATGTGTAGATTAAAGTATCGGAGAGTCCCGAAAAAGCTTGAAAAAACTGTAGAAGGTATGGCACATTATTGGAAAAAATATTACAATTCAGATTTAGGAAAGGGTGATCCAAAAGAGTTTATTGAAAAGTATAAAATGACACAAAAATGACACAGTAAGTGTTTATATAATTATTTTATTCTCGGAGGGGTGGCAGAGTCTGGCTGAATGCACTGGTCTTGAAAACCGATACCACCTTCCTCGTTACATCTTATTTTCCCTCGTAAAACACACTCTCATTCATCATCATAAGCAATAGTAAGTTGTAGTAAAGGTGATTCTTTAGTTTACTAATTAAATCTTTATATATATTAAGGTTTTTGTCTTGCATCTTTAGTTTTATTTAGATAACTTTAGATTAAGTTTTGTTAATAAATGTTTAAATATCATGACAAATAATAAGGAATAGCAATGAAAGATACAAGTAATTATTCACTAATGACTACGAAAGAAGCATCTGAGCATTTTAAAGTTTCGCCATATACAATTAGAGTTTGGGCAAAGTCAGGAAAGATCAAAGAAATCAATCTTGGCTACAGAACAAAACGCTATGACATCAGCGATTTAATACTATAATAAAAGAGGTAATAGTATGTTAGAGCAGGAACTACTACAATCACCTATACCCGTTGAGAGGCATGATCTTTCTAACGGAAGATGGTATTCGCCACTAGAATCCTATTGGGAAGAACATTTCAAAAATGCACCGATGATATACAAGCGATCATCTACCACATTTGAGAGTGCATTAGATAAAGGTATAGGTTTTCATACATGGTTAGGTAATTCACCGACTTATGAAGCAGCTATGGACTACGCGAATAAACGCGCATCCATAGGAACAATCGTACATGATTACTGTGAACGATTGCTTTTAGGTACAAAGATAGATTTTGAACAGCAACCTAAATGGCATAACAAAGATACCGATGAGTTAATCCCTGTCACTAGGGAGATGATTAAATACATTATGTCTTTTATGCAGTTTTGTGAGGACTCTCAAGTAAATGGAGAGTTTACTACAGAAGCTACAGAGATATGTATGTTTGACTTAGCAGCAGACTCAGAGGGTAATCAGTTGCATCCCTGGGCAGGAACTGCCGATTGGGTAGTGCGCCTAGTCAATAAGAAAGGGGAGGAAGAACGATGGATTGTAGACTGGAAAACAGGGAAACCATATAAAGCACATCAACTACAATTAACGTCTTATAAAATATTATGGGAGTCTCTATTTCCAGAGCATCCCATTGATGGCATTGCGTGTTTATATATCAAATCAGGATGGCGTAAAGCACCTAATTATACTTTTAAGAAATATAAACCTGATGAAGCAACTTGGAAAAAGGTTGTAGAAGTCTCGGATTGGATGAACAATTATCCTGCTCCATCCTTTCCACCAGATTTACCTACAACCTTCTCATTAAAAGAAAAAGAAGAAGAGCAGGAACAACTAAAGGAGTCAGCGTAATGGCTTTTGATAATACCAATAAAGGTGCTTTGTTTACCGCAAAAGAGCGTAAAACAGACAAGCATCCCCACATGACTGGGAAAATCAACCTGGATGGAAAAGACTATAGCTTATCTGCTTGGTCGAATCAATCAAAGAAAGGAGATAAGTATTTATCTCTAAAGGTTAGCGAGTTTCAAGCTAAGCAACAAAAACAGGATGATGAACTACCCTTCTAAATCCATAACAGACTGTAACGGGCGGGCGCATCCCCGCCCTGAACAGTTTGAGTGCATGACTGCCGAAGAGCAAGCGGACTACTTCAAGAGGTTTGCGGAAACAAGTTGTAAGTATTGTTCAGGTGATGGTGGTGTACTTGAGATTGAGTATGAAGAGAGAGGGTACTATCAAGTCCCCTATGAATTTTTTGAACCCTGTCAGTGTACTGATCAGGAGTAGCTATGAGAACCACGTACCATGCCTACATTCAACGAAGCATTATTATACGGTAAACAAATAGAACAATTAGTTCTCGATAGGATTCGAGAGCAAGATCCGTTTGCTGTGCCTATTCCAGGCAAGTTTAAACAATTTGATTTGTATTCACCTTCTACCAATACAAGGATAGAAGTAAAAAGTGACCAAAAGTCACAACACACCAACAATTTCTTAATCGAAACCTATATGTATCATAAACCATCAGGTATTCTTTCAACAGAAGCCGATATATGGGTGTTTTATGATGGAAAAAATTTAGTCTGGGTAAAGCCTGAGAAGATTAAGGATTTAATCTTAGAGAAAGGGTATCAACAAAGATTGATTACAGGGAAAGGAGATACAGAACCAAAACGCTGTTATCTCATACCTACCCATGAAATTTATGCAATATCAACTAAAGTGGAGTCAATACATGAAGATCAATCCTAAAGATTTAACATGGATCAGAAAAGGTCTATCCAGTGAAGTAGTAAAAAGCAAAGCAGAGAATGATAAAGAGGCAGTACAGGAAGTGCAGCAGTTATTGGATCGCTTGGATGTAATGGAAAAAGAATTTTATAAAAACAATGCCCCACAACAAACAAATAACTAAACCTGTGAGTAAAACAATAAGCGAGCAGGATGTGATTGTTGAAATAGTAATAAATAAAAAAGTTATTGACAAATGTGATGTTTTCTTTTGGTTGGCTGCTAAAAGAAACCTGTGGGGCAAGATTTACAAACAAAGGAGAATCAAATGAATGAATATTTATGGAGTGAAATCATCAATCATAGGCATGATATAATTATACCTATACTGGTGATCGTGGTCATTTTATATCATTATTTAGATCGTTGGTACTTAAAAAAACAATTTGAAGAAATGCAAAAAATATTATTTGAGATATTCGATGAGGTAGAGAAATGATACTGATTGATCTTCCTAGTTGGATGATAATGATTGGTTGGTTCTTTACTCAAATATTTAAGGTAGTAACCACCATGTTTATCTTGGTAATGAGTTTAAATAAAATAGATGTATGGAGAAATAAATGAGTAAGTGGCAGGTGTATAAAGATAAGAAGGAATTGCCTATATGTTGTGGTGTGTATGTGATGTACAAGGATGATAAGGTGATGTATATAGGTATTTCTAAGAATGTACGACAGAGATTTTCAAAACACGCAATAAAAGACTGGGACTATGTAAAGATGAAGCCTGCCACTACT